TGGGCAGCAAAGCCGAGAAAGTATTTACGAAAAACCAACGTAAAGACCATAGGCCCAGCAGCGAAGACACGAGTTTTCGCAACACGCACCTTCTCTTTTGGGCGTCTTTCATCTTTCAACGTATCGGCCCAAACCGTGGGAGTTCGCTTGTTGTTCTTAGCATTTTCAATCACTTTTCCCATTTCCACTTTGATCTCAGGATCCAGCCGGTATTCTACGTCACCCAACCATCGCATTTTGCCAGGCAACCCTTTCTTGTCTCTTGTCAAAGGATACCCGGGCGATGATTTGCGATTGATTGGTGCAAGAAAAGGATCTCCTTCAATGCCAGCTACTGCTTCGTCGTCAGTCAGCACTCGGGCATGATTAGGTTCGGGAAGTGTATTAACAATGCGTTCCACATCATTCACCGCAATTGCTAGGCGTCGCACATCAAGTGAAGGTGGAATGCGCCCAGCTTTCTTTAGGCCTTGTTGCATAGGGTCAATGCGCACTCCATCTACCATCTTAGGCCCCAAAGCACTGGGCGCCGTCGTTGGCGGTGTAATGAGTCCGTACACATCACTTTCTCTAAGCGCAGTTTTCCTAGGAGATGCAACCTTATACAATGCTTTTCCAACAGGCACAAAATCTCCATCGGGAAGCTCAATCTCCTCTCCAGAAACAGGTTGCTTGATAAGTGGGTCCAAATTCAGACTAACTTGGGCATCCATGTCAACTGCGGCTAGACCGCGATTGATATCATCAATATTAAGAGGTGACGCCATACCCATGCCGATTGTCCCTGCCACGTGAATCCCAATGATCTTCCGAGCAAGGCCAACATGAACTCCCATCAAAATTGCTCCACAATCCCCATCTTTCGTCTCCAAATTATATTGATAAGAAGACCTAAGTTTGTAGGTGTTGCCGAGATTATCTGTATAATTCTTGACAAGGTCAGATGAGCGCACTTGCCCATATCTCATCACAACCACTCCGTCAGCAGGAGCTAACAAGCAGCCATTAATGGTATTAAACCGAGTCATTTCAGCAGAGGAAGCAATGCTACCTGTAATGTCAGAATGATCATGTACAGACTTTGGAAAAACAATGAGCAGTTGATCCTTCGAGACGCCATCTTTGCCCTCGAGCTTTACCCACTTGAGTTTTTCCCTCGGTATAATGTGACCTTCTCGAACGGTTGCATTAGAAATACGCACCGCATCTGCTTTCTCTAAATGAGGAGCTAGATGTCCAGCTGTCAGGGCAGTACGTCCAACTATGAAACAAATCTTGATTCTCGCCTTCCACGCCCCTTCACTCCGCACATCCAAGTTATACATGTTGTGTAATATTTTCTTGGACACCTGCAGAGCATTCGGGTCAGACAAAAGCTGAGCTTCAATTTGATCTTCTGAAGCAACTGGCTGATAATCATCTCCAATCTCATCGTCCAGTTCGACGAAAAGAGACTGTTTCTTCTTTGTATACAAATCACCAGAACCAGTTAGCTCAGTTCTCATGGCTTCCTTCTTTCTGGTATGCACATCCCCTGATCCAGCCAGTTCGGTTTGTATATTTTCACGCTTCTTTGTGTGAACATCTCCAGATCCAGCCAATTCAGTTTGTATGTTTTCACGCTTCTTTGTATGAACGTCTCCAGACCCGCTCAATTCTGACGCAAATTTGAACGGGACAAAACGCATCTTGTGTCCACGTAGGACCTCAAATCCAACTTCATTGTTTCGTTCACCTTTACGCACCACAACCCCAGCGCGATCACATTTCCCACACACTTGTGGGTATTGAATAGATTCTTGAACTGTCTTTATGACATGAGTATGCTCAAAAACCTCCTCACACCACAAACATGCGTGGCGATGGAG